ATGAACCAACGGAGGTTTTCCAATCACACCGAAAAGTGATTTCAAAAGCAATTGTCGAAGGTGTAGATTATGGTATTAAATACAAAAAGAAAAGGGTTGATTTCGCAAAAGTTATAGTAAATAACGTTTTAGTTATTACTCTTTCAATTGATAGCAGAGAATTTTCCGACCTATTAGATGAACAACTTGATACATTAGTTGAATATGAAGAATATGAAACTTGTGCACTATTGATGAGATTAAAGGATAAATTAAATGAAAAAGCTACTAAAAAAGTTAGAATGGTGGTTTGATATATACGTCGCTTACTTTTTATACAGCGACAGAAAAAGACACCTATATTACGATTACATTAACAAAAAATATAATTTTATGCAAAATACAGATGATTTATATGAAGAATGTATTATGTGTCACGGTAAAACGGAAACCTTAAAAACAACTCACATAGATTTTAGATATGGTTATGTTGAAGGTGCAGGTCAATTGTGTAGAGAGTGTTATATTTCTACTAATAGAAATTTAATTACCATAGATGAAAGAACAATATTAGATACACCAAATGATTTAGAACTTGGTAAAAAAGTAAGAGAAAGATATTGGGATACTAAAAAATAAGTTATGAAAAAAGAAGATGAAATTTTTTTAGGTGGTGGAACAAACTTAAATATTCAAACATCTAAAAATGTAGAATTAAGAGAAACTTTGATTCTTATTAATGGGCAAAAAGAACCAATTGAATTAGATGTAAAAATAATTGCAGACTTTGATACTATTCCTGAAACATATCATGAAGTATTTTTAAACATTATGACTTCAAAATATTATAATAAAGTATCGTATGGTGATAACCCATTCAGTCAATGCCTTCCACCCAAAAAGAAAAAATGGTATCAATTTTGGAAATAAATAAAAAATAGGTTATATGAAAGAAGAATCAGCAATTGAATTTTGTGAAAGGGTATATCCCGAAATGATGGATGAATTTAAGAAAATCCAATCAGAAATGTATGAAACATTTTGTAAGAAACAAAGGAATTACGGACCAGGAAATATATCCGTAGGAACTTCATTAGAAACAAAAGAAGATATCAAACTATCCCTCACAGGCCTGTGGTTTAGAATTAATGATAAAATCCAAAGATTAAAACAATTAGTTGTTTTAGGACAGCCGGATGAGGTGGGAGAACCTATACAGGATACCTACCAAGACCTATCAGTTTATGGTATAATTGCGCAAATTGTACAGAGAAAAAAGTGGGGAAAATAAATTTGGAAAATACGAAAAAAAGTCGTATATTTACTATGTAAAAAGCCAAAAAGGTTATATTTAGTTATGTAGGAAGTAGCTACTAAACCTTAAACTTTAAACAATTTTTTAAACCTTAAAATCTAAAAACAATGGACATTTCATTGGCATTAAAGAGATTTAACTCTCTTCAAAACAACACAAAAAAGTCTGATTCCATTTGGAAGCCAGCAAACGGAAAATCACAAATTCGTATCGTTCCTTACAAATTCAATAAGGACATTCCGTTTATCGAACTTTATTTCCATTACAACATCAACAACAAGACTTACTTGTCACCAATGTCATTTGGTAGACCTGACCCAATCGTTGAGTTTGCAGAAAAACTTAAACGTACAGGCGATACCGATGATTGGAAAGCAGGTAAAAAAATGGAACCAAAATTGAGAACTTTCGTACCAGTTATCGTAAGAGGTAAAGAAAACGAAGGTGTTAAATTTTGGGGATTTGGAAAGACGGTTTATCAGGACATTTTAGGATATATCGCTGACCCTGATTACGGAGATATTACAGACCCAATACAAGGTAGAGATATCGTATTGGATGTGACATCTGCCGAAGAATCAAACGCAGCATATCCAACAACCGCAATCAGAATCAAACCAACTCAAACAAAACTTTCAGATGACCCAACGGTTGTACAACAATTGTTAGAAAATCAAAAGAACATTACTGAATTATATCAGGAGTTATCTTACGCTGAACTTAAATCAGTATTAGAGAATTGGTTAAACCCAGGTGCAGCGGCATCTGATGATGAGATTGTTGAGGAATTGGAAGCACCAAAACCAAAGGTAATTACACCAAAACAATCACAGGTATCTACTGATATGGGTGGTACACAAGAAATTGGTGACCTTCCTTGGGAAAAAGAAGCACCTGCAAAAAAAGCAGATGATGTAGCATCGGCATTCGATGATTTATTTAACAATTAATAGGTTACAAATATGGCTAAAGTACAGGAAGATTTGGCAAGTATTCTTGCCGATTCATTAAACAAACAAAATAAGGATGGTAGAATTGCATACTTCCTTACGGATGGTGGGGGTGATGCTCCTACTAACGTAAAAGATTGGTTATCTACGGGTAATGCTCTTTTGGATGTGGCAATCTCTAATAGACCTTATGGTGGTTTACCTGTAGGTCGTATAGCAGAAATTACGGGTTTAGAGCAGAGTGGAAAATCTCTGCTCTCCGCCCATCTGTTAGCTGAAACACAAAAGAAAGGTGGAGTAGCCGTATTGATTGATACCGAAACTGCCGTTAATAGGGAGTTTTTGGAAGCAATTGGTGTTGATATTTCAAAATTACTATACGTTTCAGTAGATACGGTTGAAGGTATTTTTGAAGCTTGTGAAACCATCATAGAAAAAATCAGAACTTCCGATAAGAACCGATTGGTTACGATTGTAGTTGACTCCGTAGCGGCTGCATCTACAAAGAAAGAATTGGAAGCTGATTACGATAAAGATGGTTACGCAACTGATAAAGCAATCATCATCTCAAAAGCAATGCGTAAAATTACGAATATGATTGGTAGACAAAACATTTGTTTGGTGTTTACTAACCAACTTCGTCAAAAGATGAACGCAATGGCATTTAGTGACCCTTGGACAACATCAGGCGGTAAAGCATTAGCATTCCATGCTTCTGTTAGATTACGTTTGAAATCAATGGGACAATTAAAAGTTGGTGATAGAATTGTTGGTATTAAAGTGAGAGCACAAGTTGTCAAAAATCGTTTAGGACCACCATTAAGACACGCAGATTTCAGTATCTTCTTTGATAGAGGTATTGATAACTTCGGTAGTTGGTTGTCAGTAATGAAAGATAACAAATTGGTAAAGCAGGCCGGCGCTTGGTATGAATATATCGACACAGATACCGGTGAAGTTTTAAAATTCCAATCAAAAGATTTCGCACAGATATTAACAAACGAAGAATTAAAAGACCAAATATATCGCAGGATATGTGAGGTTTGCATTTTACAATATAAAAATTCCGCTTCAGGGGAAGTTGATGAAACAACGGATGTAGCAAATGAGTCAGATTAATAAGAAGTATTTAGATATACTTAAACAAATAGATGAAGAACATAAAAGTTTTGGAAACTTACACAGAAATTCTAAAACATTAGTTATTGATGGTCTTAATACCTTCATACGTTCTTGGTCAACAGCACCTAATCTTTCAGATAATGGTGACCATATTGGAGGCATAGTCGGTACTTTAAAAAGTATCGGCTTTGCAATCCGTACAATTAACCCCACAAGAGTTATATTAACTTTCGATGGTAAAGGGGGTGCAAAAAGCAGACAAAATATTTACGCAGGATATAAAGCGGATAGAGCTAAAAACAAAATTCGTCTTAATCGTGCTATTACCGGTGGAGATATGAATCCAGAGGATGAACAAATCTCTATGAGAAGACAGATGGTAGCATTAGCAGACCTACTTACATATCTGCCTGTAACTATTATGTTATATGATGGTATTGAGGCAGATGATGTTATGGGATATATTGCAACTCAATTACGACAAGATGGTGAAAAAGTAGTATTAATGTCTTCCGATAAAGATTTCTTACAATTGGTAAATAAAGATGTTTCAGTATATTCACCTTCTAAAAAGAAAATATACAACATAGAAGAAGTGTTAGAAGAATTTGGTATTCATCCACATAATTTTATCAATTTCAGAATGATTGATGGTGATAAATCAGATAGCATAGAAGGTATTAATGGTTTGGGTATTAAATCAATTATCAAAGCTTTTCCAATTCTTACAGAAGAAACAACACATACAACCGAAACAATGGTTGAGTATATTAAAACGGTTGATAAAAAAACAAAAGCACACGAATTGTTTGAGAACAATTTGGTAATTTGCGAAAGAAATCGTAGATTGATGCAGTTATCCGAACCAGAGTTTAGTGGTAATCTTCGTTTGAAAATTATGGATAGATACGATGAACCAACACCTAAATTTGATAAACAAGGATTCTTAAAGACAGGATTGAGGCATGGTGTTATTGATTCTTTTAAAGATATCAATGATTGGTTACAATCCACATTTGGACATATTTCAAAATTTTAAAATAAGTTATGGCAGACAAATTAGCAAAACCATTAGGAGATAGAGTTCTCCTAACAGAATTAGACAAAGAAGCAGAAAAAACAACAGGTGGAATTATCATACCTGATAGCGTGAGACAAGAAGATATAAAAAGAGCAAAAGTAGAAGCAGTTGGTGATGGTTTGTTCACACAATCGGGAGTATCAATTCCAATGAGTGTAAAAGTAGGTGATGAAGTAATCCTTCCAGGATACCATC